AGAGGCTCAACTGCCATCACATGACCATGGAGATGGAAACCTTGCAGTCAGTAATCACTCTCATGATATGGATGCCGCATCGCAGGGTATCTCCGAAATCAATAGCTCGTCTTACCAGTTTAGCCAGAACTACAATACTGTGAATATCTCCTTCGCGGGCGGGAACGTTTCAACTAACGTCGTGACGGGTCTTAATCTACCTGTAATAAACAATGCGAACTTCAGTGTCAGCCGCCTAGGTAACGCCATGAATACCAGTAACGAATCTGCTAATATCAGTGGTAATACAGGCAATGCTGGATCTGGATCTACCCACACTCACCCTTGGTCCGGTAGCGTCAACGTTGGTGTACAGTATGTAGATTTTATCATTTGCACTAAAACTTAACATGGAGAATTGAATGAAGCACCAGCCAAAACAGAATTGCCCTTTGAATAAGTTTAAACCATGCAAGCAGTTTGATTGTGGATGGTACATTCAGGTAAGAGGAGTAGATCCGAACACAGGACAAGAGGTTGATGATTGGGGATGTGCCATGCAGTGGCTCCCAGTCCTTATGATTGAGAATTCTAGTAGACAAAGAGAGACTGCGGCTTCGGTCCAGTCTTTTAGAAATGAAGTTGTAAGTATCAATGAAGCAAACGCACTTCTTGCGTTTCAAGAGCAAAACAAGAAAGAGCAGCCACCTAAGCTGATCGATAGTAAAGAGGAATAGAACGGATGTCAAGAGCTAATGATCTAGCATCACTTATTAAGAGCGGCACTGGGATTGATTCTGATGGAGTCGGCACCGGTGCTATCTCTGAGCAGAAGATTAAGAACGGCGCAGTAACAGCCCAGAAGCTGGCGCCGGGAGCGGCAGCAACTACAGGTAAAGCGATCGCTATGTCGATCGTATTTGGATAATCAAGGAGAGTAAACAATGGCAGCGCCAAACATTGTCAACGTATCTAGTATCTACGGCAGCACTGTAGGGAAAAATATTAATAATACTGCAGACTCTGACGTAACAGTCTTAGAAGGTCGTGCTAATAAAGTCTTAAAGGTGAACATTATTCGTGCATCCAACGTTCATCCTACTGAGAACGACAGTCTGACGATTAACTTTGTTGACTCAGCTTCCAACTCATTTTCTCTCGTGCAAGACATGGAGATTGCAATCCGTCAGGCTTTACCTGCGCTGGAAGGAAGCATCTATCTTTCTGAAAGTGATAAAATTACAATGAGAAGATTAAACAACGGTAACCTTGCATCTGACTCTGCAACTATTCACGGTATCATTTCATTTGAAGAGCTGGATGACGCATAATGGGACGCAACTCTCAACTCAATGGGGGATTTAATTTAGGCTCTCCTATGGTCTACAATGAAGCTCTTAGACAACCTAGCTTTGCTTCAGTCGGAACAAGACACCGTAGATCTACGAGATTTCTTCCAGGAAAAGATTGGGCATACTACAATGGCCTGACTTCAGACACTACAGTCAATGCAAATAACGAATTGACATTAGCACCAGATTTGGGAAATTCTTTCGGAATCCATATGGCATATGATGGAAGTCGGTTTTTGATGTTAGATGAAAACACTGGAACCGACACTGTTAAAGTTTATGTGTTGTCAACTCCATACGATATTTCAACTGCAACTGAAGTTGTAGGTAACAGATTTACATCTTCTATAACTAACGGCTCGTGTTCTCTTTGGGCTAGCCCAGACGGAACGCATCTTTCTATTTCAACAAATGATAACAGTACTGGCGTAGAAAGAATTCGGACATATACGACTACAACTCCTTGGGATTTTTCTACTGTAACTAGTACTGGAGCGACGTCGCTGGGTAACATCAACACACATGGACATTCATGGACCAGCGATGGGAGATATGTTGTAGTTGCGGCAAACACGGTAGGTGATTACAATACTACTAGTAGTGCTTTAATTCTATTTGGTCCTACTTCTACTCCATATGAGTTTAATACAACTACAGTGGCGACTCATCAAGAAGCAAGTATGCTTGCTTTAACCAGCGCTAGCCCAGTAGGAAACGTCGGGACACCTGAAGGGGTGCACATTTCAGATGATGGAAGAAAAATTCTGACACTTGATAGTAGCGCAGGTCGTATTAATGAATTTACTATGTCTACTCCATTTGATTTTTCAACGCTGTCTGTCTCCGATTCAGCTTGGCTAGCGCGAAGTACAACTTCCTCTTTATATATTGAAAGAGACATGTCTGTTAAGGCTGATGGAACAAGGATCTGGGTGAGTGGAAATTATCAAGATGTATATCATTATATTACTGGCGGGAGCCAGAATCAGCTCAAACCTTAATAAATAAACAAAAGAATTATTAGAGTTAGGAAACATGGTTCGACAAATTATTTCAACAGGAACTACAGCGAATGACGGGACCGGAGATGACTTAAGATCCGGAGGGATCAAGATCAATTCCAATTTCGAAGAGCTGTACACTTTTATGCCGGGTGGACTTGTTCAGAACATTACCGGGCAAGCAGTAGTTTCTCTAGACTCTAGCACATTGTATCTGTTCAACATGGACAGCACTCCTGCTGGAAGCTTTACACTTTCAGATGGAAGCTCAGTGGGAGAGATTAAGAGAATCATCAATAAGTCTGACTCTGATGTAGATGTCTCTATTACAATCGGTTCAAGTGGACTGGCGTATCCCAAGTCCTCTACCGGTCTCACAATTACAAACAAGATCGCTTTTGATCTTATGTGGGATGGTACTGAATGGCACTTAGATAGAGACTCAGATTCAAGACTAACGATAACCTAACGGATTAGATAGATGACAGCAATCGCAACACCATCATTTAAAAAAGCAATCATCGAGAATCTGATAACTGATCTAGCAGATTCCGGAGAGACTTACTACTTAGCTATCGGTAAGTCTGATGCTTGGGATGAGAATGAAACTGTACCGACTACGGTTAATACTAGAGAAGAAGAGCGCAAGTTCAGGTCTAACATGCAGTCGATCAAGAAGATCTCTGACGGGACCTTCGCTGCGACAAGATACAACTGGTCTTCCGGTACAGTCTATAAAGCATACAGCGATGCAGTAACTCTAGCATCTCTCGGCGCATACTACGTATTCACTGAATCTCAAAGAGTCTATATCTGCATAGAGCAGGGCAAAGATGATGCCGGTGTTACTCAGATCTCGTCTGTGAATCCAGACACTATAGGTACCGGTACGGCTCCTGTAAGAACTGCAGACAACTATGTATGGAAGTACCTCTTCTCTATCACCTCTGTAAACACCAACAAGTTCCTTTCGGCTAACTTCATTCCAGTGAGCTTGATTCTTACTGCCGGCAATCTTATTGAGACTGAGCAGCTGAATGTTCAAAACTCGGCTGCAGCAGGATCTATCATTGGATATCGAGTAGTTACACCGGGTACCGACTATCCAGATAGCTGCCAGCAAGTCTCTGTTGTAGGTAATGGCTCCGGAGCAGGGGTGACTATTAAGACTCTTAACGGCGCAGTGGTCAAGGCCACCATTGAGGACTCGACTGATGGCTCTCTCAAGATCGGCTCTGGGTATGACTTTGCTGATGTAGTTATCGGTGACTCCAACAATGGAGCCGCAGTCATCAGGCCAATCGTTTCTATTAAAGGCCTTGGTGCAGATCCAAGAGAGGATATTAATGCCAATCATATCATGTTCAACTCGCAGCCTTCAGGCAGCGAATCAGGAGACTTCCTGGTAGGTACAGGGGCTGACTTCCGCCAGGTTGGAATCTTAAGGAATCCAAAGAACTTCAATGATTCTGACTTTACTGAAACGACTGGATCTGCGTTGAGAAAGCTTCAGTTGAATCCTGCGTCTGTAACCGGAACGTTTCCTGTAGATGCAGTGATCAGAGGGCAGAGCTCAAACGCGGCTGCTTATGTAGATAAGTATGATGCTGTAAATAACATCATTTATTTCCACCAGAATGAAGGTACTGGGTTTACTCAATTCTCTAACGGAGAGGCTATTGTAGACTCAGATAACTCAGCTTCTAACCAAGCGAACCTTTCAAGTGTGGATTCTGATGGTGAAGTCAATGCATTTAGCGGAGACGTTCTCTACATTGAAAATAAGAGTCCTGTTTCTAGAGATGCGGCTCAGACAGAAGATATTAAGATAATCTTTAAGCTTTAAGGTACTCAGATGACTGACTTTACAAACACGACATTTCAAAACACTTATAAGGATGATTTTGTCGATTCTGATAACTATCACCGCATCCTATTCAATTCTGGTAGGACTCTTCAGGCGCGTGAACTTACTCAGCTCCAGACAATCATTCAGACCGAAGTGTCCAGGTTCGGGGATCATGTATTTAAAGACGGCTCCTTAGTTATTCCTGGAGGCCTTTCCCTCGATACAATTGAGTTTGTAAAGCTTGATGGTAACCCTGACATCTCTGCCTTTGCTGTAGGCGACGTCATCACTGAAGATGTCAGCGGCGTGAAGGCCAAGATCTTACGAATCGAGCAGTACGTCAGCTCTTCTGAACCTGCAACCTTTTACATCACGTATACAGATGCAAACGGCCAGGTACCTACTACATCTCCTATCAGGTTCACTCCATACAACTCGGGTACGGGTATCGGCGTACTCAGAAAGTCCGGAGCATCTGTAAATGTTCAGGTGACAAACACTACAGAAGATCCTGCTGTAGGAGCTGGAACGGCCGTATCGGTTGCAACAGGAAGCTTCTATGCTCTTAAGCACTTTGTCCAGTGCAATCCTCAGACAGTCATGGTTGCTAAGTATAGCGCAACTCCTACAGTCGACATTGGGTTTAAAGTCACCGAAAGCATCGTGACTGCAGAAGATGAGTCTGCACTCTACGATAATCAGAACGTTCTTCCTAATGAGACTGCGCCTGGTGCTGACAGGTACAAGATCAATCTTGAACTCACTACATCTGATGTTATTGACTCAGATGAAAACTTTATCTACTTGAACCGATTAGTAGAAGGTGAGTTCTTAAAAGAGATCGACAGAAGTACATACAACATTATCGGAGAAGAGTCTGCACTTCGTACATTTGAAGAGTCCGGCGACTATATCGTTGAGAGCCTAGACTTAGACTTTACTCCTGATTCAGACGCAGGCTTAGTAGCTGAGCTTGGACCAGGTATTGCATACATCAAAGGTTATAGGTTTAATCAGCAGTCGACTCTTCCTATTAAAGTAAACAAGGCAAGAGACTTCCAACAGATTGAGAACGATACTGTATCTGCGTACTTTGGAAACTACCTGAACATCGATGGAACTACTATCAAGGGAGTACCGAACATCGATGTGTTTGAAGTTCAGACTCTTTATGATAACGTTAACTTAGGTGGACAAAACATCGGTACGGCCAGGGTACGTCAGGTTGAACAGAACGGTGCAGACTACAAGTACTACCTGTTTGATGTTAACATTAATCCTGGATACAAGTTCACTGCAGCCAAGAGTATCGGAACCAGCTCTACAAGCTACGGTAACATCATTACAGAGAACAATGTAGCTGTACTTAAAGAAGCTGATGAGAATAACCTGTTCTTTGATCTTCCTAGAATTCGTCCCAAGTCATTTGATGATATTCAGTTTATCGTTCAGCGTAGAATCTCTGGGCTGACAACCGACGGTAGTGGCGTTGAAACTATCGACGTAGATGTTTCTGGATCTGAAGCATTCACTAACACTACTACCTGGATCGCAGCATTTGACTCCGATGGTGGGCATGTTGCACCTGTAATCACCCTTCAGCAGGTAACAAACGCAAATGACCGAGCACAGCTGGACTTTGGAGCTACATATGCCAACAAGAACTTTGAGGTTCTGGTTGCGGTTCAGAAGTCTTATACTCCAGCAAGTGCAGTCATCAGATCGAAGACTATCACAAACACTACAGTGACTACTACAATTGATTCTGATGGAAGCGGTATCCTCTATATTCCTCTGTCTAAAGCAGACATTTACAATGTAACTAGAGTCACTGACTCAGACTCAGATGGCGTAGACCTGTCCGGATTCTTTACACTAGATAATGGGCAGAGAGATAACTTCTACGGTGAGGGTAGACTCATCCTCAACACTGGAGTTACAGCTCCATCCGGAAACGTATTCGTTAGATACGACTACTTTGCACATGGGACTGGCCACTTCTTTGGTCCTACATCCTACACCGGATTGAATCTGGATAGTATTCCTACATACACCACAAAGCTCGGCGAAGAAGTTGAGCTAAGAAACGTATTAGACTTTAGACCAAGAAAAGGTGATGGAGACACTGAGTACTCTACTGGCACTGCTATTGTCAATGAGATTCCTACAAACACTAGCCTAATCACTTCAGATATTGAGTACTATCTCCCTAGAAGAGACATCTTGGTTCTTACTGCAAACAATGAAGTTGAGTATATTGAAGGAACTAGCTCCTTTAATCCAGTGTACCCAACTACACCTAATGATGCAATGAAGATCTATGAGATTGATCTTGAAGCTTACACTGATGATGAAGATGATGTAGACTTCTCTTCTATCGGTAACATCAGATACACTATGGCAGATATCGCTAGACTTGAAGACAGGATTGAAAGGGTAGAAGAGACTACTACCCTCAGCCTCCTTGAGTTAAATGCAGCAAACATTGAAGTTCTCGATGATAGCGGAAACAACCGGTTTAAGAACGGGTTCTTTGCTGATAACTTTGAGACTAATGACTTTGTAGATATCAGCACCGGCGAGTTCTTTGCTTCCTTTGATGAAGATCAGGACTTGATCCAGCCTCTGTTTACGAGTAAGAGTGCAAACCTCTTTGTAGACTCCGCAGCATCTTCTGGAGTGACTGTAGCCGGAGAGCTTGTCATGCTGGCTTATAACGACTCCGCAGTCATCTCTCAGCTAGTAGCATCTGAGACTGAAAACGTCAATCCATTCGCAATCATCTCTCATGTAGGTTCTATTGAGATGGTGCCTTCGGTTGACAACTGGACTGAAGTCAATGAAGTCAGAAACGGCCGGTTGATCGTTCAGCCTAGAAGAGTAGCTCAAAGAGTTCAGTTAAGAAGAAGAGCAATTGCTAGTATTGACTGGCGCAGAACTAGAAATGGAAGACTTGCTGCTAGAAGACGTATTCGCCGTAGGCTTCCATTCTCTCTTAGAACTATCATTTTAAGAAATAGAAGAAATGCAAGACGGATTCGTCCTTTACCCGAGGTGAACCAGCAGTGGAACGTAACTTCAACTACAAGAAGAACTCAAGCCGGCACCACTGTCACCACTGTAAGAGAAAGAACCGAGCTTTCTGACTTTATCAGACCTAGACTGGTATTCTTCCGTGCACGTGGCCTGCGTCCACGCAGCAGACACTTTGCTTTCTTTGATGGTACTTCTGTTACTAACTTTGTTCGCCAAGAGTCATCTGTAAACAGAAACTCTATTAGAAGGTTAGGTGGTGGACAATTCCGCGGATCTGTAAATCACCCTGATGGAGACACAGTACTTACAAGTGACAGCGCCGGAGAACTTATCGGATCGTTCTTTATTCCAGCAAACAGATTCCAGACCGGCGACAGGGAGTTCAAGCTGATTGATATCAGTGTGGATGATGAAGATGCTGCTCTTTCTCATGCCAGCAGCACCTACAGTGCCAATGGTACAGTGATTACTAGAGAGATCAGCACTCGATTCATTCCTCGACCAAGACCAAGAAGACGTCGCAGAAGATCCAGAAGAAGAGATCCGCTGGCGCAATCGTTCCAGCTTCCAATGGAGACGGGTGGATTCGTCAGCAAGATCGATGTATTCTTCAAGACACGGCCGACTGAGAACATTCCGATTAGAATGCAGATTCGTCCTATGATTGCTGGTGTTCCTTCTGAGGAATTCCTTGCTGAGACTACAGTGTTTAGAGATGAAGTCCAGATCCCTGGAGATCTGGATGACATGACGACAATCGCATCTAGTCCTACTAGCTTCCCATTCGAAGAACCTGTGTACCTGCAGCCTGAAACAGAGTACTGCTTTGTCCTCTTAGCAGATACTAATGATTATAATGTCTACGTTGCAAAGGCAGGTGACTTTGAGATCGGTACTACTGAAAGAAGAATCAGACGTCAACCTACCCTCGGATCTATGTTCTTATCACAGAACTCTAGAACCTGGACACCTGACCAGTCCAGAGATCTGATGTTTGAGATCTATGCAGCATCCTTTAGCACTGGTAGTACCGGCACTGCATACTTAAGAAATGATGATATTGAGCCAGACCTTCTTGGTAACAACCCAATCTTTATCGATTCAGGCGAAACTGATGTATTCATCAGGCACCCTAACAGTGGATTGATGAAAGGCGACACAGTTGTTATCGATGGATTAGATTCCAACGGAGACTACGGAGGAATTACTGGGACCTCTATCCTTGGCAACAGGACAGTTCAGCGTGTAGACGGATACGGTATCTTGATCACTGCAGATTCTGCTGCAACTTCATCCACCGTCACCGGAGGAGACTCGGTCACTGCTACTCAAAACATAATGTTTGACAGGGTTGTGCCTAACATCGAAACGTTTATTCGACCAGAAGTATCCTTGACCCTGTCAGCTAACTTTATCAATGGTGTATCGCTGTCTGGAGCAAATGAAGTGACTCAGACAGTAGGATACTCTGCGTCTACTACAAACCACATCTTTGACGGAAACGAGCCTATCATCCTTGAAGCTCCATCGATGGTTGCTGGTAGAACCCTAGAGGTAACTAACTTAGGTGCAAATAGATCTGCCAATATAACTGCAAGCTTCAGTACGACTAACAAGTGGCTGTCTCCAGTCATCGATATGCAGACGGCTGAGTTGGGCTTATTCAACAATATCATTGATGATCAAGTGGACTCAGTGGGGCTGGAAACGGCCCTGACCAATGCTCCAGTTAGCTACGTTGCGGAAACCGATCCTGTTGACGGGACTGCTCTTGCTAAGTATGTTTCTTCAAACATTAATCTTGAAGAGCCGGCAGTAGGCCTTAAGATCTTCATCGGTGCAAACAGGCCTTCTGGCTCTAATATCGATGTTTACTACAAGCTAGTATCTGCAGGTGAAGATACTGCTATTGAAGATATCAATTGGGTATACGTCAGTGAAGAGAGTAACAATCCTACAGATGATGATCCATCGGTCTACAGAGAGTATGAGTACCTGATCGGCGGAAACACTGGAACTCTTGATCCATTCTCTACCTTCAAGATCAAAGTAGTGTTTAGATCTGGAAATACATCTAAGGTTCCAAGACTTAGAGATATTAGGGCAATCGCTTTAGGAACATAATATGTCATTGATTAAAGTTGAAGGGCACGATTATCTTTACAGAAATGAAAGTGGTGCCATCGTTAACATGAATAAAAAAGGTCTGGCTCAGGCCAAGATGCAGAAGAAAAAGAGAGAAAAAGAGAAGAGACGTATCGAGAATCTTGAGGAAGAAGTTTTGCAATTAAAAAGAATGATCCAAACGATTATCGATAAGCAATAATAAAATGCGGTAGATCACTGGATTGTTCCTACTAATACTGATCAGGTATCATTCCTGTTCAAGAAATAATTTATATAATTTGAGGTAATATAATGTTTAATCGAAGGCCTATTATCGAATTTGTGTCTATTGATCCCGCGTTTAGTTATGTTCCAAAACCGGATAATGCTAGGAAGTTTTTACCTAAGTGGATTAAATCTTTAAAGGAGGAAACCTTCGAAGGAGATCTAAAAGAAAAAGGCGGAAGAGGATTAGATACAGTACGGAAATGCGTTCCCTTTTTGGATGCAATGAAGATTGGATATTCTATTCCTGCTCCTTGTGACATTTGGATTAAAATCATCCAAAATGGTGCTGCATTTGAACATGAAGTGAGATCTAGTATTAATTTAGCAGGAAATGTTTCTGAGGTGGTCTCTCAACATGATCCTCGACAAATGGGAAACAGTCCATATAGAGGATTGATTTTGAAGTTTATTAATCCATGGAAGATTAACACTAGAAAAGGATATTCATGTTTGTTTGTGAATCCCATCAATTCTGGTAATAAATACTTTGAATCGTTTACAGGTGTAGTTGATACTGATAACTATAATAACATTGTCAACTTTCCGTTTAGAATATTAAATCCCGATAATAAGCCGGAGTTCGAATTCATGATTAAAAGGGGAGAACCTATTGTTCAGGTAATTCCATTTAAAAGATCTGATGTATATTCAAAATCTAATGTTCGAAATGCCTCTTTACAAGAATGGAAAAGTGAGATGAGGGATAAAGATTATGTTGCTGGTAATTTTTCGTGGTATCGTGAACACATTGTAGAAAAAAAGATTACTTTGGAGAAGTAAAAGTTGGTTGATTGATCCAAGATTTGAGAGCAATCGCCTTAGGAAAATTTAGAGAATGAAATTAATGAACTAAAGAGCTTGGTTCAAGCTTTGGCTGAATCCAATTGATTATAAATAGTTATATCTATCAAAATCGTTTAAGAAGAAGCTTATGACTAAATACTCAGATCTACAGGTTCATCAAGGGGAAGATATTTCATTTCGACTTGAAATTGTAGATGAAAACGGTGCTGTTAAAGATT